TTAAAATCTACATCATATATGTTTAATATTTTACATTGATCATTACAAGCATCTAATGCTTTCTGTATATCATTATCGTACCACTCTCTAATAACAGATTCTTTTAATAAACACCCCACTGGATATATTTTTTTCTCTTCAGAAGATAATAAATGTCCTATACCACCCGTAGGCTTACTTAATGTATCTAAGTATACTACATTCTTATAACCTTCACGCAACTTAATATGGTCGTAAAGTTTTTGTCTAAAACTAATATCGTTAGGCACTATCATAAATTACCTGCATTAAAATATTCTTCTGGTACAAAATTTTCTACACCCTGTAAAAATATATCAACAAAACTTTCATCTGGTATAGGTATTCCTGCATTTCCTCTTATTCTATCAGTTGACTTATTTAAACTAAATAAATATCTTCTTGCAGCTGCAAACTGATTTTTCTTATCATAGCCATACATTTTTCTTATAGCATCTAATTGATCTTGAGGTATCTTATCAACAAAATTATTTATAGTCTCAGCATTTTTTGAAAGAGTGTCTATTCCTTTTTGAAACCTTTGTTCTGGTGTCATTAAAAAGTTTTGAACACCAGTTGCTATTCCGTGCATTCCAGTCATTGCACTCATTCCCCCAACAACATCCATTAAACCAGCTCCAAATCCACTTAAACCAGCAAATTGATCTTTTACTGCTTGACGTTTTCCAACCATGCTAAATTCTTTCATAACATTACTTGCTTCTGATGTACTCATATTTCCTCCAATTTTGTTTTCATCCATCTATCCTCTACCTTTATGTAGAGATAATGTTCATCCTGTTCTTTTACTACCATCCTATCTCCATCTGAACCTTCAAAGTTATTAGGTTTATTTTTTTTGGTAGCTATATGTGTAGTGAATTGTTGTTTAACATTATCAACTTCTCTATCTAAGTCTTTTAATTCACTTAATGATTCTATTAATGTTTGTTTTTCCATTACCTATATACCTTATCTCTGTATACAATCTGTATATCATTAACTTCAAATCCAGCGTTTACGGCCCCTGTACTCTTTAAGGCTATACCAAAGCTCACTAAGTTCTTAAAAGTGTCAGGAAGCACCAATTTAATCGTTTTAAAGCTACTTGTAGTGTTTGTTAATGCACCAATATCAGTTAAATCTAATGGTGTATTGTCTCTTTTTGTACCAAATCCTTGCAATGTTATATTAGCTGTTTGTTTACAGTTTATATAGATAGTATTAATGTTTTTATTTACCATAGGAGTACCAAAATCAAACTCTTTAGACTGCATTATAAGTCCTGTTTTTGTAAAAGTTGTAGGACTATTACTCCATTTTTTTAATTCACCATCACCAGATACTACCTCTAACCAATTTAGATCGCCATTTTCTCTTGTAATAATATTGGTAATATCATTTGTTGTACCTACATCACCAGTTGTCCATGACTCAGATTTTATATCATATAATAATATATTAGCAGGAAAACTATTATTATTTACAGTTTGTTTATTTCTAATATATATTTGTTTAGTTTTAGGTATATATCCTATAACATTATTATCGTGATAATATTTTTCTCCCCAATCATCAAACTTTGGTTGTCCATTTTTACCTAAAGTAATATCAACAATTCTTTTACCTGTATAAAGAAACACTCCATACTTATTAAACCAAGCTACAAATCCTTCACCTTTTGTTACATGATATTCTTTTTCACAACCTTTATAATCATATGCTCCTTCTAAAAATTCTATATTTCTACTAGTATTTACTATGAATAAATTACGTTTTTTAAATTGCAATAACTTACTACCTAAGGACTCTAATCTAATAATACTATCACCGTCTTCAACTTCTACGTCTATAAAAGAACTCTCTGGTATTATATCAAACTTACCAGTTCTAGACTTTAATACTCTATCAGATTTAGTAACAAGGTTATTATCTTTATCATAGTATTGAACATTACCAACATATAACCTTCTATTCATCACTGTATGTGTTTTAAATCCTGTATTAGCTCTACCTATAACAGATGTATCATCATCTACAAATGGTTCTGCTGTTGATAAACTTGTTATTACTTTACCTGATCCTGATGTATCTGTAGCACTAGAAAAGAAATCAGTAGGATACATATAGTTAGGCTTACTATTTGACGTAATAACACTAAAAACACTATAGTCATTACTACCAGCCATTCTTATTCCTTCTTCAAAATCAACTTCACAAAATAAATATTTTGCAGATACTGATCCACTATGTCTGTCTGTTCCTTCTACAAAATCATTAATTAGTCCCCAATAAATTTTTATACCACAATAGTTATGAGCTTTATCACCCATTCTTCCAATTAAAGCAAATCTTAGTTTTTGCTGTATATCATTAGAGCTTGCATTCTGTGGTGCAATACCTAAAAATGTTGTATTAGATTCTTGCTCT